TCAACCTTTGCAGTTTCAGAAACCTTTACAGCATCTGCTTCAGCTTGACCTGCCTTTGCACGAGCCTGTGCAACTTCAATCTTTGCCATCTGTTCAGCAACACCTGCCTTCTTGTCCTGTTCTGCCTTACGTTGTCTCTTATTAGATTCATACTCAGCAGCCTTTGCTTCCTTCTCCTGAGTAGCCTTAATTACTTCAGCTTCCTTCTGTTGGTTAGCTTGTGCAATACGAGTTTGCTTCTTTGCTTCCTGCTCGTTCTCAGTTGCCTCAGCATCTGCCTGAGCAGTTGCAATTGCCTTTGTCTGTTCAGCTTCTGACTTTGCCTTTGCAGACTCAGCCTCTGCCTTACGTGCAGCCACTGCTGCTACCTTCTTTGCATTTGCCTCAGCTTCCTTAGAAGCAGCCTCAGCATCTGCTGCTGATACATTTGCAACCTGTTTTGCCTTAGCTGCAGCTTTCTTAGATTCTGCATCAGCCTGAGCTTCTGCAATGTTTGCTACCTTTTCAGCTTCCTGAGTTGCAATACCTGACTCACGTTCCTTTTCAGCCTCAGCCAATTGAATTTGCTTGTCTCTCTCAATAGCAGCAACCTGTACTTCCTGTTCCTGACGTGTCTGGTTAACAGTAACCTGCTTCTCCTTCTCAGCTGCAGCAACAGCAATTTCCTCTTCCTTCTTTGTATTAGCAATCTTTACGTTTCCTTGCTTCTTCTGTTCAGCAATATCTGCCTCAGCTTCAGCTTGCTTACGAGTTGTTGCCTTCTGACCCATATTCTTAATATAGTTGGCATCATCAGTAATTTCTGAAATATTAATATTAGTTACATCGTAACCTATCTTAACCAACTCCTGCTCAAGGTTAGTACGAACCTTTGTCAAGAACTTATCACGGTCAGCGTTAATTTCCTCAATAAGCATTGTTGCCATAATAGCACGAGTCTCACCAATCAAGATTTCTGAAATCTGACCTTGAATTTCACCTGGTGTAGCACTCAAGAAACGAGTTGCGGCATTCTGTTGGATCTCCTTGTCTCGTGAAATAGCTGTAGTCAATACAACTGGCAAGTGCAACTGAATTGCCTGTGAATCAATACCATCAACTGTCGCCTTAATCTGAATAGGCTTCATTGACATTTTCTTGTAATCCTGAATGACAGGCCATACAAACGCACCGCCACCTTGGATAATCTTTGATGGTACTACAATTGTCTGCTGCTTTCCATCTTCTCCTTGAACTTGGATCTTACCGGACTTACCGAATACAACCAAAAGTTCATCTGGTGCAGAACGACGATAACGAGAAAGAATTCCCCAAACGGTTAGTACAAACAAAAGTACACCACCACCAATCAAACACAAAGTTAAAATTGTTTCGTTCATTTATTATAAAATTTAAGTTAATAAAAAATATGTTAATTTAATGTTAATTTAATTCTGTTCCAAGTTTCGATAATTTATGTTGCTTATCATAACAAGATATCTTATATGCATCATTTAATTTCTTAAAATCATCATCTTCAGATAATCCTTTCTTTAATGCCCATGTTGCAACATTTACTGAATGCTGAATTTCATCTTGTGTAACAGGAATATCAACACCATTCCATAAAAATTTAATTAATTGTGTAATTGTCATACTTCATCAATATTAATCTTATCTAATTGTTTTTTAACATATTTCAAATTAGAATACATTGAATAATCATACAATAATTTTGTTCCAATTAGTGCTCCAACAGTAACACCCAAACAAATTACAGTATATTTTACTGACTTACTCCATATTAGATCCTTTAATATCATTTTCTAAATACTTTATAAAAATATTATTACCATCTTTTTCTAATATTACTTCTGTTCCAGGTTCCAATTCATCTCCAGTATAAAATGCTGTTACATTTGTTGTACCTGCAGGTGTATGTGCTTGAACTGAATAAGAACCATTTCCTAAATTAATATAGATTGTTCCTTTTGAATTATTAATTAAATCTTCAGGATCTTTTGTAGAATTATTTGCTTTCATTGCTAACTTATAAGCATAAAATAATGCTATCATTACAGCAATACCAACAACAATAGCCCACACAAAATCTCCAAAACTGAATTGTGCTTTTTCATCAACAATATTTACTGTATCAGTATGTGCACGTGCAAATAAATATGAGCTAAATCCTACTAAAAAATGTAATGCACCTTTAAAAGAAAAAGCACTTGATGTATCAAAATCACTATCACCATCAAAGTTAACATCTAAATCTATATCACCAGCAAATAATGAAATTGCTAACTTTACTATAAATAAAGATATAACTGTAATAAATAAAATAGTATACCACGTCATAATAAATATTTCATTAATTAAATTGTTTTTCAATTTCATCCAGACGTGTATTTACCATTTTCTTAATTAAATCTTTTACATCATCTGAATATTTTTTATAATTCAAACCAGGCCTATCACAATTACTATAAATAACACCAATACTTGTATTTATATTTTTTAAATCAGTTAACAATTGTGTTAATTCATCATGTTCATGCACTAATTTTTGCGCATTATCAAAAAAATTCTTTTCCATATTTTTAAATCATTTGATGATTATAAAATAGAATTTACTGAGAATTATTCAAATTTTCGGAAAGATATTTTTCAATAAGTTTGTTTCTATCTTCAAGCATATTTGCAAACATATCTCCGTATGTATGATCTAATGTCTCATACTTACTGCATTGTGCACCACTTTCCCAAATAAAACCTAATAGGCATTTTGAACCATCACGTCCCAATTCAATATATTTTTTATTACGATCATATTCATGCATTAATTTACGAATATCATCAAAATTCTTTGGACGTTTAACATCTAAATCTAATCTTTGATTTTTCATTATTTAATAAGGTTTAAATCTGAATCTAATAAACATTTACAATGTGTGTACATTTGATAACAGCAGAACTTAATATGATCTATATCTGATGCATCAGTTGAATGCATTTCATCATACCATTTCTTGAAATTATTATGAGCATATTTAGTCAATAAATCATTATGAAGATTTGACTTATAATTTGCAAAATGAACATCATTATTAATAAATGCATAAATATACTCCATATTTGAAATCATCTGACGAACATCAGAAGTATTCATATTATCTTCAGGCAATACAACTTGAAGTTTATTATAATATTCATCCCAAAATTCTGGAGTATGCAAAAGATGATCTATACGAAGAATATCAATAACAATTCTTCCATCTTCAGTTTCACGACCAGCTTTCTTTAAGGTCTTTTCATCAATGTCGAACTTTTTACAAATCTTATCCTTACGATCTTGCGATAAGTTCTTAAACCATTGTTTATTTCTAAAATTATCTGCCATACTAATTAAGGAATTAAAATATCATCATATTTATGGTATTAAAAATATCATCATATTTTATGGGATTAAATCCATATCATCAATATGAAGATAAATGATTTCAAAATTATCACGATTACAAATATATTCATTATATATTGTGGGATGATTCCTACGAAGCCAATCCAAGAAATTATGAGTTAATTTATAATTCTCATCATAGATATCTCTCTTAGGATGATTAGTCTTAAAATGATACTCTGAATATTCAGGATCATAATATTGTCCTGTCTTAATTTCAACTATATTCATTTGTTATAAAAATTTGCAAAAAACTTATTATAATTATTCATCTCAGAACTCTCATTTAGAGTTTTTGTTTGTGGTGTTGGATATCCTTCAGGAAATATTCCACCAGTTTCAATATCAAATCCCATTTTCCTCCTTTTCAAATATTTCTGATTTGTCGGCATTCGGAATGAAAAACTCATTACCCATATAACTTTGAATACCTATAATTCTTTCATTATCAATGATTGCTCGAATTGGTTTTCCAACAACATCATTCAACGCTTTAACTCCAGCAACCTTAAGAACCTTTGTAATATAATAACCTGCATAATTTGTTGGATCTCCGTTTTTAAAATTCTTACGAATATATGGTTCATTTTCATGAGCCAATGACCAACCACCAAGACAAGTTTTGTCACCATTGTCTAAACTAATCCAAATATCTAGAATCAAACAAGAATGATCCTCAATATAAAGTTTAGCATCTTCAATAACTCCATATTCCTTTGTAAACATATTAATCTTCAAATTCGTTTTCTATGTCATAATCAGTTGCAACAGAATCACAAAACTCATCAATTTGGTCAGCAGTAAAATAATTTGTTATTTCCTGCAATACAGTTTCATCTCCGAGGATCTCCCTCAACTTTTCAAACTTTTCCCAATATTCCATATTCTTATTGTAATTAGGTTATTAATCTTCTACAAGGTGAATAAATGACAAATCACGGAGTCCATAGGGCTTGCGGCATTCTTCAATATACATATTGATTATCTCCACAGTTGCAACAACATTGTCACCACCCTTAGCATAAGTACCTTTCCAAGTAGCATGAGTGAAATTAAAATTCTCATCAATTGAAAACTCTTCCTGAGTTAAATCCCACTGAATACCGCGAGCCTTGTCATAAAGCTTAGTACAAATTTCGCGGCGCTTTGCCTCTTCATCGACAATTTTCTTCATACTACTTTGTTTAATAAAGGAAAATAAAAAAAATAAAAGAAAATAAAACAACTTTCGTTGTGTAATAACGAATAAAAGAAGATGGGAATTAACCCATCTTGACAAACTGTCCCTTTTCATTTCGTGGACGCTTTGGAGCTTCCATTACCAAATCAAACTCCGTCTCAGTTCCGCGGTACTTACGACCGTCAAGATTATATTTCTCAACTGAACCCTCAAGCATTGGAGCTACAGCCTTGCTTGAGAAACCGATAATTCGTGAGCGGTGATTAACCTTGACAAGCAACTTACCGTCAGCAGTAACACAGATGAACTTTACAGGATTACCAAGCTTAGTTGTTGCAGTTTTACCAGCCTTGAACTCGTTCAGATTGAAATAATTGTTTGTCTTCATAATTTTTAATTTTGTTTGATTTTATTACAAATTTGAAATTTGATTTTCAATAATTACAAATATAATATAGTAAAAGCTGGAATTATTTCAAATTCCAGCTTAATTTTTTAATAATATTCAATAAATTTCACAAGTAAATTTATGAACTTGTTATATTTAGAAATTTATTTAAATTTTTCGTTAGCATATTCAACAAATTTCTTCATCCATTCTTCATCTATTGACACTAATCTTTCAATTCTATATTGTCCATAACTACCAAGAGCTAAATAATCACCACAAAAAGGTCCATATTGAATATATGTTTCTGTTAATTTTTGTGACCAATTTGATATTTGCAATCCAAAATGATTTTTATCTATAAATACAAATTTATTATTTTTATCATAATCAGTCATTTCCCATTCTTCGGCATCAGATCTATGTTTATTTGCAATATTAGATACTTTTCCAATTCTATAGTTTAATTTTGAATGATCAAATACATATAATTTATCACCTTTTTTTAATTTATCCCATAAAGTATAATCAAATTCTTCAATTTCTTTTTTGTTTTCTTTAACAAAACTTTCAATTAAATTGTTTAATTGACTTAACTTTATTCCTTCATTAATATATGTTACTATGTTCTTCATAATTTAAATGTATTTTTATTAAAAATAATTAATATCTATTTGTAACTATTATTGTATCTTTATTGTTTTTAAATTTATTCTTTACTTTATCAAGACCTAATTGCATATCATCAATAACCTTTTCAGGTATGTGTTCTTTACGACGATCTTTACAGATTTCTTTAGGAGTGTCAATAATAATTATTTGAACATTAGCATTAGCTTTCTTTAACTTATCATAATAGTTTTGAACACGACCTGCTTTAATATTTGTATTATCAATAACAAAATCTCTTCTATCTTTAATTGCTTTATCAATTCGTTCTAAACAAATTCTTGTAACTTCTTTTTCTTGTTCTGAATTACCAATTGCTTTATGGTCATCATCTTTCATTATACCAAGTTCAACTCTAATTGAATCTTGGTTTATAATTTCAATATTTTTTGGAAGTTCTTCTTTAATATATGTCGACTTACCTGAACCTGGAAGCCCACACATAATCCATACATTAAATGGATTTTGTTTTTCAAATATATAAGCTATTAATGATTTCATTTTTCTAATTCAAATCTTGTGCCTAAAGCCTGATTTATGGGGCTAAATGATCCCGTCATTTTAAGCCTACGTCCTTTATACATAATTACAATACCTTCTGCTGCATTATATTTATCACCAAGAGCTTTAAGTCTATTTAATGATTTTTCTAATGTTGCCTTTGCTTTAACAGAATCTGATTTTTCAACTTCTTCAACAGTTGCTTCTAAATCAGCTTTAAGAGATTTGATAATTGAATCCTTTGCACCAGAATTAACAAATCCATCTAATAAATCAATTAATTCATTTCCAATTGCTAAGAAAAGATTATCCATAGGTTCCATAATCTTACCTACAACTTCTTTTCTTAAATCTTTATCAAGTAATGCAATATCATCTTTATGTTCAGGATAACGTTTTTTCAATTCTGTTGCTTTAACTGATTTGTCATCATTACACATTCTATTGAATATATCGTCATCATCTTTACACCAATCAGGAGCAAATTTCTTATATCTTACTTTTTTCCATTCTTCAATTGAAACATCAGGTTTTAAACCTTCATCTTCCCAAAGTTTAGATATTGCTTTTGTAAATTTTTCAGCAAATTTAATTCCTTCTTCTGCTGATTTGATTACAAGATTAGGACGTGGTTTTGCTGCATCAATACCTTCTGCTGCTTTATAGATATCATCAACATGTCCTTCAACATCTTCAACTTCTTTATATTTGCCATTAACTAATTCATATATTTTATAACCATGAAATGCTACTCTATCTGTTGCATAAGGCATAATATTTGTTTTACCAGCAATAATACATTCACAATTAATTAATTTACGATGAGTTGAATCTGGATTAAAGAAATCTTTACCAAGTTTATTGAATATCTTTGTAATTATTTCGCCTGATTGTACGAATACTTTTTTCTGATGCTCACGTTCACCCCATTTTTCAACCATGTCATCAATAGACATACCACCTTTTTCTGAATTTAAATTACTGCTATTACGAATAAACACAACTTCTCCTTTATCGTTCATTGTAGCCATAATATTAAATCCATCAAGTTTTTCTTTAAGGTTTTCAATTTTACCTTTGAATAATGAATCTACTAAATCAATCAAATCATTGGCAGAAAAATCTGTATAATCAAATGGATGAGCCATGTGACCTGCTTGACCACCTTCAAAAAGGTAAATATATCTTTGTAATGTTAACATAATTTATTAATTCGTTGTTAATTTTAATGCAATTGCACTTTGAACTGCTGGTGCAGAAAATTCTTCATCTTTATTGTTTCTTAAATCAGGAAGATCTAATTCTTTAATAATTTTTTCATAATCTGAATTATTCAATTCTTTCAAATAATCATATAAGAAATATGCAGCACCTTCCCAAAGATCCTTATCCTTTCCCTTATAGTCAGGATTTGCTAATAAATGATTAATCATAGTCTTAACCATTTCAACACAACCAGCTCCAGTTGTTTTCTTTTCTTCATTTATGTATTGATTTATTGTTTTCATATTAATATACTTATTTATATTTTGCAAAAACTTTTTCTACTAAATCTTTATATTCTTCTTGCACTTCAATTACATTTTTGTTCTTTCTAAAATCTGCATGTCCTATATAAGTAAAGATAGTCGTTCCATTTCCATATTTATCTTCACCTAATTCACATTTATGTAATTCCCATAAATCATCAACCATATAATCTCTATTTGGGACTAATTTAGGGTATTCTTTATTAGTATATGCAAAATACTCTTTATCACGAACGAATTTTCCAAATACCTTAGGATCCATTTCAATAGTAACTAATTTTTTATTTGAAACTTCTCCATGACTAAAAAAATTTTTAAAAATATTTATAAAGGAATCTTTAAATCCTTCATTAATTATATAATCATTTAAATTTTTCATCTTTATTTATCTTTGTTATTTTTATTATCCTTTTAAATCATTTGTATTTATAAATTCCTGTACTTGTTCTAAACTGAAATTATGACGTCCTATAATCATTTCAATATATGCAGCAAATTCAGCTGTACATCTATCATCGTCTAAACATTGGTCAAGATAATCATTTATATCTGCAGCTTTTAATGAATCAACTTTGTCTTTTATAAACTTATAAAATTGACCATTCTTATCCCACATATCTTTCATTATTTTACCCTTTTCTTGTTCAGTAAAATACTTATCTTGAGATTCATTTATATATTTGTTTAATGATTTCATAATATATTATTCTTCGTTTTTTACTAATTTTTTAAGTTGTACTAATTCATCTTCCATACGTTTAATTGAAGCTTTGATACTTTCTTGTTCTTGTTTTTTCTTTTCATCTGCTTCTTTCTTTTCATTAGCTTCCCATTGTTCATAATCTAATGTTTGTGGTATTTTAACATTTTTAACCAACCACCCAAATGCTGCTGGATTATCCGCATTTAACCATAAACCACCTTTAATTTCTCTATAACCTTTTTTTGTTTTTGCTGCAATAAAAAATAATGAATCTTGTTCTAAAACATATTTATCTTTATTATCTTTCGAATAATAGCAAACAAATGGAGTATTATCGTTTAATGTAATATCATTAAACCATTTACCTTTATCAATTGCTTCTTTAATAGTCATATGACCACCACCAGCAATAGGTACATTTTCATTTTTATTAAGACAATTGTTTAAATCAGATTTAATTTGTTTATATGTTTTAACAATGATACTACATTTATTATTTGAATGTTCTTGTACAAATGCTTTAAGTTCTTTTATATATTTATCTTGTGTAATACATTCTAAGCCCATAATTTTACAACCAAATTTATATAATGTATCACCAAATGATAGTTTTTCATTTATATATTCTTTAAACTGTTTCATTTTATTAAGTCTTTATATATTTAATGATTCTATAATAAACTCTTTTAATGAGATTCTTTTATGTTCTTTAATAATGTTTTGTAATTGAATTTTAAAATCATCGAAAGCTTTAATGAAATTATTAAACATTGAACTAGTTCCTTTTGGCATAATCTTTTCAAATGCTGATTTATCTTTAGTTAATATTGCTTTACGAACAGCTGTGCCAGAAACACCTTCGGTACGACCTTTACCAGTTGATGTCTTTAATTTTCCTTTAACAACATTATCATATTCTTCTCCACCACGTTCAATAGCAAGCTTATCATATTTATCAATAAGTTCTGAATAATTATCTACACGATCATCACCACACATCCAATATTGTGGTTCATATTCATCTTTATGATCTAATATGAACTTATTGAAACGTGCTAATGCTTCAAACATATTTACAACTGGAATAACATCAATAATATTCTTATTTGATTTTTTTACTATTTCAAGTTCTTTATCAATTAATTCATTGGTAAAAGGGCGTTTAAGAAGTTCTTTTTCTTGTTCAGTTAAATCACCTGTTGGATTATCAATATATTCTATAACTTTATTAACTGATTCATCACTCCAAGATTTACTAGCTATCTTAATTCCTTTCTTCTTTCGTTCAATTTTCTTATCTGATGAATTAATTCTATATACTATACAAGGACCGTCACCTTCATTAACCATATTCAAATGACCTTGTGTAAATGGTTGAAAACGACCAATGGTCATATTTAATTTTTGTTTTGACATAATTATTAATTATTTAATTATATAATATGAACCATTTCCTAAACAACATCCAATACAATATAAAGTAAATTCATTTAATACATCTTTTGAATGTTTAAGTTTCTTTTGTTCACAATATTTATCTAAAAGTCCAATAATAACAGTAAAACATGGTTTATTGAACCAATTAGAACTACTTTTAACATTATCAGGTAATTCATTCCAATTAAAATATTCTTTTACTGCTTCTTTAACGCGATCTGGAGTAGCATATGATTGTTTTGTTGTAATACCTAATCCTTTACAAATATTTAAAAATCCAGACCCTTCTTTTGAATTTTTACCAGTTAGTTCAATTTTTGCAGTTGCATTGCCATTTTTATTATTTTTTGATGATGCTCTTGTATAAAATTGAACCATAGGTGAATCTCCTTTAATAAATGTAGAATCAGTTTTGATTTCTTTATTATCTGTCATTCCTAAATAAATAGAACCAGATAAATCATCTTTTAATTCTTTTGCAGGTAATTGTAATTCTGCAGTATCACCCCAATGTTCTAATTCAAAACCTTCTAATTGTCCAAAATTATGAGAATATATTTTTGCTGTTGCATCAGGAACTTTCTTTAATGAAATTGGTATAATATCATTTGATTTTGCTAATCCTACTAATATTGCATTATATTCATTAGATTGGTCGGTATCACTTGATAAATTATTTACTAAATCTTTTAATTTCTTAAATGTGTTTTCTGTTTTATTAATCAAAAGAATATCTGCTTTATTCCATGCATCTTTTGATTGATTTGGATATAAATTATTTACATTAATATTAAATAACTTATTTATATCTTTTTTATTTGAATATGATATAGTAATATTTTTTATATCTTCTTTCGATAATGCTCCAGTATCAGATATATCATCAATACCTTTACCATCTACTTGAGCTGCAACAAAATTTTTGTTACCCCATTTTTTAGATGATAAAATATTAAGTGTATTCTTTATGGATTCTAACCAAGTATCTCCACTTATTTGATATTTATTTGCATATTCAACAATATCATCATCGGATAAATTATTGTTAAATGAATTACATACAACTATTTCAGCATTACCACCATCTGTACTGCCTTTACTATATGGAGTTTTTTCAATATTATTCCATAATTGAGATACTTTAGAAATTCCTAAATCTTTAATTTTTTCTTCATCAAATAATTTATTAAAATCTTCATATGATCCCTTAAGTGATGTACATTGTTTCAATAAATTTTCCAATTCATCTTTATCAGTATTTAACATGGATATATTGATTGATTTACCATTAACTAATTTAACATCTTTGTTGTTTAATAAATCTTTTATAACAGCAATAGAATAATGGTAATCTTTTACTCCATTAGATCCACAAATAAAATTCTTATTTGAAAATTTACTTTCAAAAATTGGATTTATATTTTCATTAATAAAATCTAATAAATGTTTCATTATTTATTTACTTTCTTTTTATCTTCTTTAATTGGAATTGAAGGTATAGGAACAATATTCAATGCAGGAACATTTACTTGTACACCCTTTATATCTTCCATATTCTTTGGTGGATTTGATTCTCCGAAATTTTCTTTATAATATTTATCTAAATCAATACTATCTTTTGAAATATATGGGATTGGAACGATTGTTAAAAGAGGAACTTTAAGTTGTGCTGTCTTTCCATTAGCATCAGTAAATTTTATTTTACCATCGGATTCCACAATATTTGGATGATCTAACTTAGGATATTCTTTAATTAAATCTTCAAGAAAATCTTTAGTAAATACTCCAGGCAATTGTTCAAGTTTTTGAACATGATTATTCATCAATTCATCAACAGTCATATCTGCTGCGTCAACTACTCTTACAGTATTTGGTAATATAAACTTACCAATTTTTTCTCTAAGTTTATTAAACATATTTAATTTAAATTTATTTATTCATCCCAAGCTTTGATTACTTTAAGATTCTTTATATTCAAATCACGAGCAGCATTTACATTCTTTTTATCATCATCAACAAATACTACTCTATCATATTCTTTACAAAGTTTTGTAAGAACATTTGCTTTCTTTTCAGCATCATCTTTCCCAGGATAATTTCTTATGTCATCATTAACTGCATGTGAAAAAGTTTTCTTAAATGAATCACCAAGTTCTTTAAGTGCTCCATCTTTATCTCTAAACTTTAAGAAATCTGTAATTGCTTTCTTTACTGTATCTTCACAAGAACGCGCTGTCAAAAAACAAAAATCATATCCAGCTTGAATATAGTCATCCATTATTTTCAAGTTCTTAATTAATGGTGTACCTGAAATAATCGAATTATATACTTTAACTGGATCTCTAAAATCTCTATAATCAAACCAATCTTTTTTATCTGGGTCTCCTGCATCAGGATCTTTTGCAAATTCATCAGTAGATAATGCTACTTCAGATTTCCCAGGTTCTTTTTTATAGATAGATATTTTTGAAGGATCAACTTTTAATATTGTATCATCAATATCAAATACAATTAATCCTTTAACAGAATTAGGAAGATCCTTTATCTTTTCATTTATATATACAATTAAAGATTTCATTTATTATTCAGCTCTATTTAATTTAGAATCTCTTTTCAAATCAACTTCAGGTCTGTCTGTTGAAGCAAATCTAATATTTAATTTTTTAGCGCAACTCCATCCCCAATGAAATGGTTCTAAAAAATCCATTCCTACGCCTATTTCATTATAATCATACCCATTTTGTTTATTTGCTCTAAGATAACCTCCATCTGCAAAACTATCACCAAATGAATCATATGAAGATTTAGATATATGTTCTTTATTATATTCTTGCCAACCCCAACATAAAAGACCATAAGCAAATGAACGAATATTAAAGTCACTGTTTCTTGTTCTATGATCATTTACTTTCATAAAAATCTTACCAATTTCAATTGCATCTTCAACAGTAACTTCTTTGTCTTTATATTCTAATAAGTCATCTTCAGTCCAAACCTTTTCTGGAACTTTTTCTTTTTTGATTTTCTTCCATAAAGATTTAATCTTATCTTTGATTCCTTCTTCAATTATATGTTCTTTAAGTGATTTCATATTATATATTATTTAATGTTTGTTAGCAAAATAAGCTTTTAATGCATTCTTTGCTTTTTCTTTTGTTTCATATTTAGCTTTCCAATATCCACGTTTAGGTGTATTGGTTCCTTTTCCAGCATGACCTTTTATTCTCCAATAATCTCCAACTTTAACAATTACATCATGAAGTTCTTCTGTCAAAAATTGTTGTAATGATATCATTTATATATAAATATACCTAATTCACATGTATCATGTTTAGGTTTAAATTTTTTATTCATTATAGAAAAATCTGCATATAATTCAACACTATTTGCATAGTTTTGTTTACTTGCCCCATAACCTTTTGGTAATTCTATTTTTACTTCTTTATATTTTTTAATTTCATCGAATAAATCTTTAACAGTATCAAATAAAATTGCTTCATCTTTATTTTCTGTATAATTTAATATTAATACTTCATTATTAGATTTATCAATTTTTAAATAACCATAAACATTTTTTGTTATTTTTCCTTTTTGTGTAATTTTACCAAAAAATATTTTTTCTGATAATTTAACACTCAAAATATCTTCTAATGAAAATTTACGTTTATGATCATCGTTTTTAGTATCTAACCATTCTTTACTTTGTTTATCAGTTATATCACAAAATCCAGATAAATTTCTATCTTTTATTGTAAATGTTTGTTCATAATAAATATTATTATTAAGAAATTTTTTTAAATATGTAATAATATCATTATAATTAAAAGAATCAATAGGATCTTCGTTAAATAAATTAAATGCTGGATTATATCCACTCCATTTTTCAGCGTTATATGATTCTAAAATATAATTACTTAAATTTTTCATGTTTTATTATTTTAATTTTTTATTATTTATGTCAATTCAAAATGATTTTCAGGTTGATAGTATTCTGCAAAATATATTGGTCTTGTATTTCCATTACGTTCTTTAAAGACATCCAAGTCTCCATATTGTGACATAAGTCTTTGAAGTAATTTTATAAGCTCTGATGCTTTAATGCCTCTATTATTCATAAGCACCTTACATATATTTATTACTTTAATTTATATATATTTCAACATTATTATAAATGTTTCAAGATTTATAATTAAAAATAAAAATTTATAAATCAAAAAAGGTGGCTTTTGCCACCTTTGTTACACAATATCTCGAGGATATATTACTTGTGCTCTTACAAGCCATTTCTTATCAGGCAATTTATAATCAACAAGTTTCTGAAAATGACGTCTTGTTCTACGGCAATGTCTTTTTGCCCAAGTATCAATTGTGGCTCCCAATGAATCATTTTTCAATTGAAACTTCCAACGCTTATACTTTTGTTTTTCAATTACTTTCTTTTCATAATCATTCAAAGGAGTTGATGAATTAATACGATACATATTGTTCTTGCCTGCATATTGTGGTATATATCCAGTCTCTGCACTGGAGAATCTACCAATTGATACTGCAGTTCCTAAACGCTTCTTGTAATGTTTTGCTTCTTGCTTACGACGATAATCAATACCTCTCATTTCTTTACTTTCTTTAGTTTAATTGTACTTGCATTCTGTATTGTTTGCCGTATTTCTCCATCTATATCTCGTGCATAACATGAAGAACGACCAGTAATAACTTTCATTCCTTTTAAATCAGGAAACATTTTATAGAATCTCTTCCAAGCAGTCTTACGTTTAAGCTTTGGAACTCTAATCATTGAACTATATGCCCAACTTTGTCCTTCACCAACAAAACTCATATCATTATCCTTTTGAGTTTTAGGCTTCTTGTAACTATAAGAATGGCTCTGAACATAATAATCAATATTATCCAGCATCTTTTTAGAATATGCCAATTTATCTCTTACATATTTTTCATCTTTACAATGTTCAAGCCAACCTACTTTAAAATAGCTTCGTTCACCATCAAGCCAATTTTGACAATGTCTTATTTCACATTCCCAATTATCTTTGAACTGCTTTCTAAAAGCAGCATTATGTTCTTCAATTGAATTATATCTTTTCATAATAATTATTTTACAACTTCAACAAATGTATCATAACCATGGTATTCAAAGTTATGGCGAAGCTTAACCTTATCTCCAATATCAACATTATAATACCAAGGGCAACGACGCTGAGCAACATATCTATTATTATAATCATAATAATAAACTCTTTGTTTGCCACCTTTTTGATTAACAGTAGTTATATATTCAACAGGCTTATGATATTTATAAATAACTGAATCTTCATTAAATGGATTAAATCGTACCTTCCAGTAATATTCTGCATTTTCTTTTAATATGTAATCTGGTTTTTGGTCAAAAAGATTACAAGAATTAAATAATACGAGTGAAATTAAAATTAATACGAAATATTTTTTCATTATCTTTATATTTTTTACAAATAATATATAGTAAATCCCAACAGTTTATTCAAACTGTTGGGATAAATTTATATAATATTTTATTTTGGCGTTACTCCTGGAAGTCCTACAATTTTTCGTGCAGTATCATTAATCATTAAGTGTTGATGTGTTGGATACATCTCAAGCATATCTGACAAATTATCATTATATACATCAAATAATTTGAAGTTTGTTAATGTTCCATATAAATTACTAATCCATACATCAGATTTCTTTGTAGTTGAATATTCAATATTATATTTACTTACATGACTTGAAATTGGATTATCCATGTCAAACCAATAATGATTATTCTGAAGTTTATATAATGGAATATTTTGATTGAATGTATATTTATATGCATTAAAATCAATCAAGTTCATACATTTACTGAATCTTAATACAATTAAATAATTTTCATTAAGATAAATATCAATTGTATTTTCTGGGTCTACATCTATATATAATTTTGCAATATTGATGTCTTGCTTGATTTTGATATTAATATTTCCAATATGAACAATTGTGCCTTCATAGTCTCCAATTAATGGATTGATAATAAATGAACAAGTACATTCTTCTCCACAAAATTGTTTCTGATATATTACTTTTGACTCAATATTATTTGTTATAAAAACATATTTAGAATCTGATATTAATGTTCCTCTATAATAAAGATTATTGTCTTCAATTGAAATAGTATCACATGTCATATATTTTCTTGTTGCATCAGATTCATATACATTATATAAATTATTTGCTGCATATACAGGTGCTGTATTGCTTGCTTCACCAGAATCATATGTTGAACTATCATCTTCTCCAAACAAATCTTCATATTTGTTTTTAACAAGAGTATTGACTATTGTTTCTGTATCACCCAATTCAACTGAATCCTTTTCTTGGTATTTAGACAACATTACTTTGAATGTTGTTGCTTGCCACATCAAAGAACCATTCTTTTCTTCATATGCACCATTTACCATCCACATACGTTTCATCATAGGAACATATATGAAGTCACCTTCCATAGGTTGAGCATTAATACCAAATGCTGTTGCAAATGACTGCTTTGTTATTTCAGGTTCCCAGTCATTTTGAAAATCCATTCCCCAGTCTGCAAATTCTGGTTTTGATGATGGCATAACACCATCTTGAATAACCATTTTAATCTGCTTAACAGAATCAACATTCATTAATGTATATTCTTTGAATGTCAAGTCTTTTGAATTTGCTTCAGGTTTCAATTTAAAGTAATAAATAGGTATACCTACAATATTTGAAACATTTTCTGCTAATGCTTGTTGTAATTGTAAAGCACCATCCATATTTGCATAAGGATCATAAGTATTTGAACTTGTTTCTGTATTGAAATTAAATCCTTGTACTAACTGAACATTATAGTCAGCATTATCTCCATCAATTGTTACATTGCATACTGGACCATTTACTTTAATCTTCAAATAAAAATCAGAATCAAGTTCAACAGTATTTGCTAAACAATCATCATATGACATATAGCAAGACCAACATAAACCATCAATACTATAACTATATTGTAATTCTGATGTATTATAAGGATTACATTTGTTATTGATAGTGATTTTACTTATGTCATTTAATGCGTAAGTTAATATAACTTCCTGTGGTGGATTACAGCCACCTAAACAATTATAATTATTAAAATCCATTATTTTTCAAATCTAAATATATATGCCTGTTTTGTATTAGAATATACTATCATATTTCTTTGACGAAAATCAGATGCCCATTCTGCACCTGTCCACATACATATATGTCCTGGCACGCTTTTATCACCACCTTTTGTATATACTGCTATATCACCTGGTTCTGGTTTATATTGTCCTTTTTCTCCATTATATGATTTATCAACTTTATCAATAAACTTAAAACCTATTGTTGGCAAATAATTAATATATTTCCATGCCCAATTAGGTCTTCCATTTGTTGATATACCACCAGCCTCAATACCCATTCTAACATATTTTGCACACGAATGCATTGAACTATTTGCAGCATGAGTATGCATCCAATTGCAAGCTTTTTGTATATTCCATCCATTTACATTTTTACTAAACAACCCAGGATTTAAATTATCTACATATTGCATTTCACTTGATGTATTATTTATTGCAGTTGAACTTTTTGAGACATCTAAAAATGTATGTTTTAATATTCCTCTTAATATACTTTCATTTGTATAATAAAGTTTTTTCTCATTATCAAATAATAATTCATAATTTATATTTTTATTATTTGATTCATTTAATTTATTCATTAAGACTGGACTGCTTTAAATATTTTATTTGTATTATTTACTCTATCTTGTAATCCATTATAACTACCATTTATTGCTTTTGTTAATTCTCTTACATCACCAGCATTTGCAGCAGCAATTGCTCTTTTACCATTGCCTGATAACATAAACCAACATAATGATGCTGCACAGCCTATTTCTAAATTCCTGCAACATAAATCTGGATCTTTATGAATATCTGCTGTTATTCCTATTTTTGGAAAACAATTTTGAGTTATTTGTTTATAATTAGCTTCCCATGTTATTTGAATAGGTCCACGTCCGTAATATACTTTTCTATAAGGACCAGAAGGTTGTCCATATAAACGACCTTTGCCATTGCCTATTTCATGTGTATATATAAAATTACCACTCTCATGTGCAAATTGTGCAAGCACCATTAATTTGCCTCTATCATTTAATCCAACTTTATCTCCATATTTATCTAATACAGATACTGCAGCTGCAGCATAATTTCTGTTTGCTTTTGGATAGATTTGCATTAATTTATCAATAGAAATTATACCACCAGTATAATTTGAAAAATCAATACTTGAATCTCCATCTTCAAATGTAGATTCATCATCTTTATAAAAATATATAGGATCACTACTCAAATAATTTCGATATTCAATTTCATTATTAGTATCACCCATATCATATCCCATATCCTCTACAACTAACTTATATAAATTAATTATCGTATGAGATAACTCCTTTACATAAATCTCTGATTCGTCAAGCATCTTATTTATTATTCATCTAATTCTGGTCCATTAATTGTTGGACCTTGTATATTTAGCCAATTTGATAATTTTACACATTCTTCAGTAAGATATTCTGTCATTTTTGCGCGTTCCCATATTGGTAAGTCAAAATCTTTTTGCCATTCTAGAACAAGCATACCCATCATTTTATTATGTTCATCATATAGTATACGATAATATACTGCTAATGTACGATAATCTTTAATTAATGAAAACAATTGTGGGTTTTCCTCTTCCATTTTAACCATATCAGTATATATAATCTGATGATTTCCAGTTCTTCTTACATCTCCAACAATCTTTGCCATTGTACTATATGGCAATGCAACAATTTTTGTACTTATCTGCTCTAATCCTTTATCAAACCATTCATATGTACATGTATATTTAGCAAATGGTGATCCTGCCAAATTCTTATATGAATTATGAAATTCAATTATGAAAGCTCGTTGTGAATGTGCAGTATACATGATTTCTTTAAGCTTATTATTAATAGTTTCTGCAATATTCATACGTTCTTCTACATATTTATCATGAATATCTTGTGATGCCTTCCCATAATTCATAATATAAGAAAGTAATTTTTCATTTTGATTACTTATTGCTTTTACTAATTCATTATTTTGTTTAGCAATATTATTGGATAACATTTCAACTTGAGTTGCTGTTGATTCAGACATAGTTTCCATTTGTTTTGCTATTGATGTTGTAATGTTACCACCCATATCTTCTAATCCATGTTTCATACTATTTGTCAATTTACTTGCTAAAAATTTGACAAGAAGATATACTCCACCTATACCAGCAGCAATAGCAATACTCCACCACCCATATTTTGCTATTATTTCAAAGAGAGTAGATAATTCCATTTATATCATTTAATAATTTATATTTTTTAATTTGATTTAATAAAAATAATATATATTTATTTATTAGTATTTTTAACAATAAAGGAGAGTATCTAGATACTCTCCTTTCTAACCCATATTAAAAATTCATTCCTATTTTCATGTTCATTAATTGATATATAATCTGGAATAATATTAGTGCCTTCTATTTCTTGTCCTACACATATAATCGGACCACCTACCGGATCTATCATTGTTATCTTACCTTCATTACGATAAAGTTTCTGAATTTTATATGGTAAGCATAATTGATAAATTGTATTTTCAGAATTTCCGTTCTGTACCAATCTTAAGTAATTATCAATATTATCACGAGTATATAATTCAATTGTCTTATTCTTGAATATTACATCATTATGAACAATTTCCCATATAGTCTTAAATAATTCATCATAAGAGCCTGAATTATCAATTATATAATTATAATCTTCAATATCATCAAGTTCATGTTCTGCAATATTATCTAACTGTTCAACTGAATTACGATTAATTGTTATTGTAATACCATTATTCTCATAAATATAATTAAGTTCATGGTTAAATCTATTATCAGTTATAATAACATATTTAAGATTAGGATTATGGTGTTGTTCTTCTCGTATCTTATTACGAACAATATTAACAAAAATTTGTTTGTTTATATTTTGCTGTAATACATAAGTACCTACATAAACTAATATTTCTCTCAATGACATCCAATATTTAATATCATTTGTATTAGAATATCCTGAAAGATTATAATAATAATCATCAGCTGTTACAAGATGCTCTTCATCTGGTTTTATTTCTGTATATTGAAATTTATCGTTAAGACATATCCAAGCATTTGATTTGTTTTGATAAAATCTTTGTACAGGAATACCAAATATAGTTGAACATATTTCTTTTAATTGGTCAGCATATGCAATACATAATACTGAAGAATCCTTATCTAACTGTGAAGGAGGAAATGTTGCAGATTGTGTAGGATTTGTATATCTTGAGAAATAATATTCTTTGCATTCATCTAAAGTTTCCCAGTCTTTAGATAATATTGTCTTAAGCATCTTTGCAACAGTATCTTTACCAGATCCTGCTAGACCATTAAGACCAATGTATAAAAGTTTGTTCATCAAAAAATATATGCATATATTTATCTAATTATATAAAAATAGACAATATATGCATATAGTTAAAATATATTAAAAAAATATTTAAGCTGCTTCTTGCATTGATACACTAAACATTGTATCTGACCAGTTATTTGTTCTCATTATCTTGATATGTTCAGCATTTTCCAAGAATGGATTTGAAACCATACCACCATCTTTAAATTCTCCTGATGTTAATTCAGGTCTAAATTGGAACTTATGATCTCCACTATATTCAGTCACATCTTTTTGATAACCTTCATCTACAATATTTTTTTTATTTTCTTTACTTGATGCTTGTTCACCTGGTTTAATATAGTTACCGCCACTACCAAAAAATTGATTTAAGTCATGATGAGCAAAATGATGATATATAGCTGCAGCACCTTTAGTGTACATACGACTTATTTCAACTAAATCACGAGGACGTGCATGTTTTAATGTTATTGATACTTTTAGTTCAGATGGGAAGTCATCAATACCTAATGGACCACTATGACTTACTTGAGCATTTGTCAAAATCAGATTACCAATAGATAATATAGGATTACGAGGATTTCCAATTGTAACATGCCATAAGCCAACATCATCTCCACTTAATAATGATTGCCAAGCATATAATGTTGGACGTCCTAACGCATTTTTTAAATATCCTTTTCCTGCTTCTGTAAAACCTGATGTTGTAACTAAATCTTCAATTTTACCTTTAAGCACTGTTCCAGCTTCACTTAACCCGTTTCCTTTCGCTAAGTTCATTGCTTGTCCAATAAGATTATTTAAAGTTGAACCAAGTTTACCTAATATATCTTGGAAATTGATGCCACCATCAATTAATGATTGAAAGAAACCACCTAATTTATCAAAAGCATTATCAATAAATGCACTTGTTTTATTAAATGGACCCATATCTTGTGGAGGACCAATTAACTTTCTATCACCACCCCAGAATTTACCACGTCTATATGTTACTTCTAATATATTACCAATTAAATCCATTAATGCAGAACGCGGATTAATATTGTCATAAGCACGTAATTGATATGAAAAGTTTAATGTAAATTCATGTGAAAACTCTAGTTTACCTTCATATATGTGTGTTGATTGAACAGTGTTCTGTGGTGTATATACTTTATTATTATCATAGTTTCTTAAAAGACCATTGTTTTTACCAATACCTTGAAATGTATGATCTGATAAATGAGAACCAAGCCAGCCCCAAATACTATGATTACCTGCTTGCCCAGCATCAACTGCTTTATTATATACAGGGTTGAATGCATTAGATATCATACCTAATATACCTGTGGTTGGATCATCTGCTTGTGAATCTTTTTCTTCAATCTGCGCATCACGTTCTAACCAACTAGCATGATAACTATATTTACAAATATCTTCTAATCTATTATCATCTGTTCCAAACCATGTTACAAGACGGCCAATATCACCTTCGACTTGGAATGAATGATCTCCTGCTGTTGCAACATATTTAGGAGAAGACATTTCAAATATATGATCTCCAATAGGATGAGCAAATTTTCTTAATGTAATCAAATGATTATTTGATACTTTACCAAGATCTTTACAATACATAAAATCAGCATATTTGTATCTTGCCATTCCTAAAGATGAGTTTGCTGTCTTTGATAATGCGCATAATGTACGAATAGAACAATCAGTAATTTGAGGATCTAATTCACTATCTTGAGTATCATTCAATAATGGAGTATTTCTTGTAATACCTAATACACAAACTCCATACATTGGATTGAACATTGATGGAGCAACTGATGTTTCTGCAAGTTTTGCTTTCATAGAATTACCTTCCTTTTCAGCATTAACAATAGATTTTACTTTATTCTTATATACCCAGTCATAATCTTTTGCAAGTGCAATTACATCGGCTGGCAATTGTAATGGATTTTCATAGAATATTGCTTCTTGTCGTTCTTCAGAAGATTGTACTCCAGTATTATATTTTCCAGTTTTAACTGTACTAACAGGTTTTCCATTTTTATCTAATGACCATTCTGTATATTGTCCTTCATTTTCAACAACACTCATATCACGTTCAGTTCCAGTACTCATTGTTGATGGATTAGAAACTGTATGCATATTTGGATATCTCTGATAGTTAGAAATATTGATATTTGTTTGTTTCAACATTTCTTGTACTACAGGAACACTTTTATTTAAATTCAAAGCACCATGTTTTATTCTTTCAATATCAAAAGTAGCTTCATAAGATTGTGACCTTGTTGAACCATACATATTCTGAGATTCATTCAAGGTACTTGGAAATGATTTCATTAATAAAATTAACTACATATATTTCTATTTCACTTTGTTTATAGAAACTAAAGTTATATTTTGTTATATATAAAAATAATTTTAAAAACAAAAAAGCAGCCTCACTGCTGCTTTAATATCTTTGTAATAAAATTTTCATATTCATTTTCAGCTTGAAACACTTGTTTAGGACGAATATGCTCAGTTTTTATAATATCAAGAATTTCAATATTTGTTACTTTACCACAACAATTATTGTTTTCTTTTAAAAGATTAATAATTCCTTTTTTAATTGCAGCACGCAACACTTTTCTATTTTTGCCTTTTGTTTCAATTTCAAAAGACATCTTCAAATTACAATCATCCTGTAATCTACAAATAACTTCGTATTTCATTGTAAATATAAATCTTCTAACTTATCCAATACTTTACTATAAACAATTCTTTCTTCTTGTGGAACGTTCTGGTCATTAACTTTTTGACAAAGCCATTTATCTAATTCTTTTACAATATCCATAAATTTATTCTTTAATTCTTATATAAGTATTATCATACCATTTATAATATTTTCTCTGAAATATACCTGAATATACTTTAATGATCTTATCTCTTATTTTTGAATTATTTAAAATTTTATATCTTTGTAAGACAGTTTTTAAATATACTGTATTAGGAACCTTTTCTTCCTTAATAATTACATAAACATAATCTTTATATAAATTATTATAATCTTTTGTATTCCAATTTACCATAATCAATTCAACATTAGTTTATGTTCATCATATCGTCTCTCAATATGTCCAGGAGCAGAAATTCTACTTGTCTTAACAGCAGCAATTGTAAAATTCAAATCATTCTGATTTATGAATCCTGGAGTATTCTTATCATATCTACATCTTGACCAACGATTCCAAAATTCAGTCAATGTTACGCCATGTTCACCACAATTATAAATCAAACTACCAAGACCATCAATAAATCCCTGTGAATAAATAAATCGTCTATCATGCTGTTTAATAAGTCGATTAATTGCATCATTTACCCATTCAATATCCTTTTCAAACAATTCATCTGCTTTTCTTTGTGAAATATGTTCTAAACTTTCGCCAGGCTGTATCTGATGTCCCCAGCCAACAGAACGACGTTTTGGATCTGGATCATTATAAGCATTCAATACACAATTCTCTTTTGACTTAATAAAATCTTTACCAGTCTTTGAAAGCCTATATTTTTTAGGACGTTTAAAATGTTCGACATTTACTGTCTGTTCAGAAATATTTAACACTGAATCTGTTTTCACAAAATTTGTATTATTTTCAGCTGCTATGAAACTTGTACAGAACAACTGATAAAATATTGCTAAACAAAAAATTACTGAAAGAAATCTGTTTGGTGTAATTTTATTCATTTTAATAAAGATTTATACGAACAATATAAATATAGTAAAATCTTTATAAAATTCAAATATTATTAATTATTTCTTAAACACACATTACAAATAACATTATTTCATCAATTTTTTATTAAACTGTATAAGATAACAACCTTTACTTAATGGTTCGGTTGTTAAACCATGGAAATTGCAAATATAAAATTCATTTACCATTTTTCTATATTCATTAAAAAATTTGCAGTTTCCGCATATATCTGTATTCATTCTATTGTCATCAATATATTTATAAAGATAACAAATTTACTCGAAAACTATTTTTGATTCTCTTTTAACATTTTCTATTGAGTCAGAACTATGCATAGCATTTTTCATGTCGTTCTTTCCCCATTTATCTCTAACTTTATCTTTAAGTGAATCCATTTCTTCAATTGGATCTTCACATTCCTTATAGCATTTTACGCATAAGCATTCTCCAGATGACATATATTCAACAAGATCATCATAGAAGTCTTTTCCTTTATGCATCATATATAATTGTTCAGCTTGCTCTTTTGTTAATGTTAGTTTCTTTTTATCAAGAATATCCCATTCATCATCTTCTAACATTTTAAGCCAAGCTTCTTCATGTTCTAAAAATTCTGGTTTTAATATTGCGAAAGAGTTTACATAGTCTTCTTTCGATTCGTTAATAATGTAGTCTTTTAATGATATCATAATATCTTTATTAAATCTATATTTAAAAATAATAAAAAAGAGTAGCTTAAGCTACTCTTTTTACTTATATTATATATTTCATATATTTTTAATATTTTATGGGGACAATATACTTGTTGACTCCAAACGTCCTTTATACATAAATATACTACCATCGGTATGCTGCCAATAAGGTAGCATAAGAAAAACTTGATTGACTTGGGCTGTCGCTTGTGTCAATCAAGTTTATTGTTTGTTTGGTGTTGTTGGTAAAATGAATTACCACACAGCGTTAGCTGTGTTGAAACAAACGTCAGTTTGGTTCATTAACCAACCACAGGGCGAACTGCGCAGCCGAAGTAGCGGCCGTAGCCGTCATCCCAACTAGCACCGTAACTGCTAAAGAACAAGTAGTAGGCGTTCTGCCTATTATTAGTGTTAAGAGAACCAGACCAATAGTTACCGCGATAGCCTACGACTTTGACACTGCCATCGAGACAGCCGCCAGCAGCAGGGAAGAATAATGTCTTGGAACTATCTGTTTTATCTGTGCATAATATACCATATACATTGTTAACTTGAGTCCATGCAGTGTTTACGGCAGCACCAAGAGCTTGGAATTCAGCAGTTGTTGGCATACGCCAACTGCCACCCCAATTAGCAACAGCAGCATCATCAACAGCCTCAAGTGTTGTTAAGCCATCGGTGGCATTATACTTGGTCATTCCTGTAGCACCTGGTGAGCTTGTACCATTACCGTACTTATAGTCTGCCCAACCAAAGTATTTCTGTCCTTCACCACCACCTACTTGTTCAGCAGTGTAGCCTTGTGTATCACCCCATTGGAAATACAAACCATAATCAGTAACACTTGATGCTCCAACATTCATTGTTGCCCACTTAAGACCACTAATCTCAACATAATCGTGTCCTGCATATGGGTCAACATAAGGGTTATAATGTACCTCATTCTCTTGTACGCATAATGATACATTAGGTAGTATCAATCCACTTTCAACAGCAGTGTACGCTGCGTGATTTTCAAATTTCTTTATATACTTCATAATCTTTATTTTTTTTTCTTATATTATTTCTTTTTGTATAGTTATACACTATTGATTATTTGGAATCAACAAGTATATCGTTCCCTATTTTATTCTTTTACCTTAGTCCAATTATACTTGCCTAAATAGTAATTACCTGTACCCATCCATACACCATAACCAGTACTGCCATTTGGTACTGTTAATGTACCACCTGTCTTCACGTCATAGAATGTATCACTTGTTATTGTAGGTGCTGTTGTGACATTAGATACTATACTTGTAAGACTACTACAACCATAGAAAGCTCTAGCACCTATGCTTGTAACACCACTACCAATGGTTACACTTGTAAGACCACTACAACCTTGGAAAGCACTAGCGCTAATACTTGTAACACTATCAGGCATAATTGTTGTTTTGCAACCACAAATTAATGTATTTGTTTCTGTCTCTATAATTGCATTACAATTATCACGTGAATCATATACAGTATTATCAGTATTAACAGTTATACTTATTAAATCACTACAACCAGAGAAAGCACCAGTACCAATGTTTGTAACACTACTTGGTATATCTATACTTGTAAGACCACTACAACCATAGAAAGCATTATTACCAATACCTGTAATACTATCAGGTATAATTGTTGTTTTGCAACCTTGAACTAATGTATTTGTTTCTGTTTCAATTATTGCATTACAGTTATTACGTGAGTCATATACTGTATTATCAGTATTAACAGTTATACTTGTAAGACCACTACAATAAGAGAAAATGCTGTTACCTATGCTTGTAACACTACTTGGTATATCTACACTTGTAAGCCCACTACAACTTTGAAAAGCATAATTCCCTATACTTGTAACATTATCTGGTATAACTATACTTGTTAGATCTTTACATCCATAGAAAGCATAATCACCTATGCTTGTAACATTATCAGGTATAATACACTCTACTAAATTGTTGTTCATAAATACAGGTGCACTATTACCTAATTTGGTTTCATCATACAACTCATACTTAATTGTATGCTCACCAATTGTGTCAAATGTATATTCAGTCACAAGCTCATTTAGCATAGTACCATCAATCTCCATTGACTTGAATACATTCTGTTCAAAGCTTGTTCTTAATGCTGTAGGAGAAGTTGTACTTGTTATATTATACTTTGTAACAACCCTTGTTTCAGGCACATAAGGCTTAAAATCCACGCTCATAGTTTCTTCTACCAAAGACACATTAGGTAAATCTAATGTTGCTGCATTATATGCTTCACTTGTTTCAAATAATGTTATATATTTCATATATTTTTAATTTTATATAATATATTTTAATATTTAATTTTAATTATTGTATTGCTTGGATTCTATCTGCATAATCACTCCAACCACTTGCTGCCTTATAAGCATCAACACTATCTGATGGAACATAGATTGGACATTCATTTGTGCCATTAAATGACCCACTAATCAATGTTGGAGGTGTTGTAGCATTAATCGTTACACTTGTTAAACTACTACAACCACTGAAAACATGTTTATCAATATTTGTAACACTATCAGGTATAACTATACTTGTTAAACCAGTACAGTCTCTGAAAGCACTAGCACCTATACTTGTAACGCTATCTGGTATAGTTACACTTGTTAGACCACTACAGTAATAGAAAGCATAATCACCTATGCTTGTAACACTACTTGGTATATCTATACTTGTAAGACCACTACAATAACCAAAAGCAGTATTACCAATACTTGTAACACCATTACCTATGATTACATTTGTTATACCACTACAACTTTGAAAAGCATAATCCCCAATACTTGTAACACTATCTGGTATATCTATACTTGTAAGACTCTTACAACCATTGAAAGCACTAGCATCAATACTTGTAACACCATTACCTATTGTTACACTTGTTAAACCGCTACAGTCAGAAAAAACATAAGTACCAATACTTGTAACATTATCAGGTATAGTTACACTTGTTAAACTAGTACAATGTTGGAAAGCATAATTACTAATGCTTGTAACACTACTTGGTATGGTTATACTTGTAAGACCTTCACATCTATAGAAAGCACTACTACCAATACTTGTAACAGTATTAGGTATGGTTACACTTATTAAACCACTATAGTTATTGAAAGCATAATTACCTATACTTGTGCATAATGTTCCAATTTCAGCACTAACAAGTGTTGACTTATAGTCACTTGTCATATCAGATGTCAATTCACCGCTACCTTCAAGTTCAACAACACTATCGTCATTTAATGTAAGCTTACAGAAGAATGGTGGCACATAAGGCTTAAAATCCACATTCATATTTTCTTCTACTAAAGACACATTAGGTAAATCTAATGTTGCTGCATTATATGCTGCAGCTGTTTCAAATAATGTTATATATTTCATATATTTTAGTATTTATTTAATTTTAATTATTGTATTGCTTGGATTCTATCTGCATAATCACTCCAACCACTTGCTGCCTTATAAGCATCAACACTATTTGATGGAACATAGATTGGACATTCATTTGTGCCATTAAATGACCCACTAATCAATGTTGGAGGTGTTGTAGCATTAATCGTTACATTTGTAAGACCACCACATCCATAGAAAGCAGCTTGACCAATACTTGTAACACCATTACCTATGGTTACACTTGTTAAACTACTACAACCACTGAAAACATGTTTATCAATATTTGTAACACTATCAGGTATAACTATACTTGTTAAACCGCTACATCCACCGAAAGCACCACCACCAATACTTGTAACACCATTACCTATTGTTACACTTGTAAGACCATTACAACCAGCAAAAGTACCAGTACCTATACCTGTGCATAATGTTCCAATCTCAGTATTTACAAGTGTTGACTTATAATCACTTGTCATATCAGATGTCAATTCACCACTACCTTCAAGTTCAACAACACTGTCATCATTTAGTGTCAGCTTACAGAAGAATGGTGGTACATAAGGCTTAAAATCCACATTCATATTTTCTTCTATTAAAGACACATTAGGCAAATCTAATGTTGCTGCATTATATGCTTCACTTGTTTCAAATAATGTTATATATTTCATATGTTTTTTTATAAATTTATATAATTAAAAATAATAAAAGAGTAGCCGAAGCTACTCTAATTATGATATTCTAATTGTACTTGTATTCTTAAACTGATGTTGAATATCTCTATCTAATGAATATTTAACTGTTACTTTATAATAACCACGTTCATATTTTGCATCATTCTTAGGTAATGATAATATTGTCATTTCTCCATTAGATTCAAATGATGTATCTGTTGACATACCTAATGACATTGGATGTATATTCCATTTTGAACTTATACTTGCATTAAATGGTAATCTATCGTTATTATGTAAATAACAGCAAACAATATCATCAGTCTTAAATTGATTGAAACCTTCTGAAGTATTAAATTCAAGTCTATTTATCAAATATTCTTCTGAACTCTTTTCATAATTCAATATATATTTATTCTTCAATATCTTCTTTTTATCTGCTTCATTTCTTAATTTCAAATCTTCATTTGTTCTTATCTTATCGCAAGTTTCCTGAGAAATATATAATCCATACCAATAATTTTCATCATGCATCAAATAGAAGTCATAATTCAAATATGTATCTAATTTAATTGCTTCATCATATTCATAAACACTATGTAACAATATATTCTTCAATTCTTTGTTTTCAAAATACGAATCATATATATTAAATTTCAACTTAAAGAAATCATTATATAAATTAAATATGTAAGCATTATTATTATCTCCATACTCAAATTCTTGATTAAGATATTTTGTTTTAACAATATTTTTACCAGATTCTAATGGTTTGTATTCTAATCTTTTTTCATTTACACTTATTTTAACAAATTTTGGAATAATATAAATATCTGTTCTATCATTCCAGTTTACATTAGTTTCACTATTTATTGAAATAAATACTGTTATCTTCTTTTCATTTCCTGTAAATTCAAATTCTGTTCCTACTTCAGTATAATTGACAATATTTCCATTTTCATCAATTACTTCAGTATGCATTGTTGCATATTGTTCAATATTTGTAATAAATTCCATTCTATATTTACCTTTAATACCTGTTAAATCTTTTACAAGATAATTCTTAAATCTATATCTTGCAACATCTTCATCTTGTGCATATCTATTACCTTTGAAATTATTAAGATAATTATCTAAATTGGCTTTAATTGTTTCATAAGAATCATTTTCATTATATACATATCTTTCAATTTCATTCAAATAAGATGGTAATGATTCTAAAGATAATTTATTAGCATTATACCAATACATAGAAGGATTTTGTACTGATACTAAATGATTATAAGAATTATCTTTATACATATATTTATCATCATATTTTATTAATTCAACAATGTATTTAGATCCATTAATCTCAATATTCAAATAATATGTATTATCTTTAACAGATATAAGTGAATTATTTTTTATATTGTTTTCTTTTAAATAATTAAGATAATCACTTAAAATATAGAATCTATTTCTAACAATATGAGCTTTATGATAATAGAATGTTACAATAATCTTATTATATTCAATGTTATCAATTTGATTTAATGAAATTCCTTCAATTTTATTATCTAATTCATCAAAGAATGCAATTGAATAACTTAATTTATTTGCATAATGTTTTGATAAATCGTTTAAATTACATATTTCTTTATCATCAAAACAATAAACATTTCCTTCTTCATATTCTTTAACATAAATATCAATATCTTCAAATCCTTTATTTAAGCTTTTAGATAATTGTCTATTTGCATAAAAATCATTAAGTGTCTTATATGTTATTGTTCCAACACATGTTTCTTTACTTTCAATATAATATGTAAATTCATTTGTATCAAATTCATATAAATTAGGTACTTCCCAAATATGCATTGCTGATGTTCCCCTAATTGGATCATAACATTTTCTTGCATCACGTTTAACGTAGAATCCTAATCTATCTTTAATTTCAATTACTTGTGATGATGCTAATGGCTTATGACCATCTGCTAATGGTGATGCCCAATATAATCCATAAGTATCTGGGAATCTTGTATCAATATTTGAATCTAATGTACCTTGTATAAAAATTTTCAATTGTTCATCATCATTAAGATCTTTAGTTACGCCATGTGTAAAACGAAGACCATCAATATGCATATCAATATTGTTATGAAATATTAATATGTTATTTTCAGTAATTACATTTTCATATATTCCAAACAAATGCAAAGAATTTTTATACTTAGGATTGTTTGGTAAGTTTACTAATGTTGAATATCTTGAATAAATCTTTTCACTATTCGCATAAAGTTTATCATATATTTCATAAGTATGAATTATATTACCATCTTCATCATATTCTTTATATGTATTATCTAAATAATCATATTTAATATCAATTGTATCATACTTTAAGAACTCTTCAGTATCTTCAGTCTTAAATAATATTTCTGATTCTATTTCTGATGCATTCAATATTTCATAGTTTCTATCATCATTTGTACTATCGAATGTTTCTGCTAAAATAAATATATCACCTTGATATGCACATAATAATATTGTATCATTATCATTAAGATAATCAGGGAAGAAACTAATATCATAACCAATTAAATCTTTATGTATATATACTTCATGAGAGTTTCCTAATGTATCTTTATAAATAATATATTGATAAAATTCACCATCAGTCAAAGTACCGTCCATATATAACAAGTTATGATCTAAATGATACTTTAATATTGTTTGGAAATTAATATCAAAATTAATTTCATTCATATCAACTAATTGCTTATTATGCATATAAGCATTAAACATTACTTTATTGTTTTTATCATCTAAACCTCTAATTTGTTTAAACGGTGATAACAAATTATAATGATCCTTAAAGAATTGATATATATGTTCTGCTTCAGATAAATTAAATGATTGAATCCATGTTTCTTGATTCCATTCATCACGTATATCTTGATTTAAGTTATATGTATTATATAAGTATTGATTAATTGCTTGTAAATCATTTTTAATAAACAAAGGATATCCCCAACTATTTGGACATATTAGTATAACTGGGTTATCTATGTTGATATATTTCAATTGTCCATTATAAATAGTTGCATTATTAATGTTTAATAATTTATATTCTAAATAATCATAAATATAATATGTTGATGGTTCTTCATTATCCCAGTTAATCGTCCAAGATAGTTTTATTTCATTATTAAATTTATCTAATTCTTTAATATATGAATTATCTAATAAATAACAAACATAATTATTTGGTAAATTAAATATATAACTGTTGAATATTGATGGCTGTCTAAATAGTGAATTACTATAATCTAAATCTTGATTATTTATTTTATATGTATCGTTAGCACCACAGAATATTAAATTATGAATACTATTATCATCTTTATTTGTTATCTTACTAAATAAGTAATTACGATCATTGAAATAATAACGATACTTAAGTGTTCCAAAATCAATTGTAGGATTATGAATCTTTAACTTAAAATCATATTCATACCATTTATTGTTTACTAATAACTTAATAATAAAATCATTATTTACCCAATATTCAAAATATTTTTTTTCAATATTATTTTCAGTTGTAATAACATTTAATTTTTTAGGATATATAATAAAGTTACGATATGTTTTGTTTTCACATTGATAGAAGTTAAAATGTGATTCATATAATACTTCATTATTTGCTGCCTTTTGTAATAAAAGAACACAATTAAAATATCCTTTATTAAATTCATTATTAATAAATTGAACTGGAATATTTACACAAGTATCATTAAGATAATACCATTCTCTATTATCTTCATCAATATTTGTTGTTCCTAATTCAAATTCATTAAAATATTCATCTATATAATGTATTTGCTTTGTAAAATAATGTAATCCGTTACCTTTAAATTCAACTTCTCGTTTATTATTCAATACAATAGATGGCTGGTTTTCAATAATATGTAATGAATTTGTTAATTTTATATTATTTGCAAATACACGATATCCTAATGAAGAATGATGAATATTTAAGTGTATTGGTAAAAAATATTTTTTATAATAATATGAAAGACATACAAGTTTAACACCTAATTCATTAAATGAAAAATCAAAATAAGGTTTCCAATACCAATATTTTTCATCATCATTTTTAATAGGCATATCGTGATTTCCTATTTTGATTTTCTGATAATAATCTAATAATGAAAGCATTTTAGGTCTGTTTTCTCCATAAAAGAATGATTTATTACTCATGTTCTTACTTAATGATACTAATGATAAATCATCCCAACCACCTTCATTATCACAGAATGTAAATGGATATCTATTATCAGTTTCTTTATTAATCATTATCATTAAAGAAACAAATGCAGTTGCAATAAATGTCTTAAATGATTCGATGATATCATTTGAAATATCAAAATAGTCTAATATATATTGTTGCTTAAAGTCATTATCAGTTCTTAATAGCTTTGATATTGTTATTCTATCTCCATATCCAAACCATTTTAATGATTTAATTGCAGAATCGAAGTTACCAATTTCTCCACGAATACCCATATAGTTAAGCATATATTCTTTCATCTTTTCATTGAATAATGCTTCATTATATTCATCATTATATAAACTTTCTGCATATACAGATTTAAGTATATCCTTTGGTAAAGATACACCCATATTACGTCCATTAATTATAAGTTCTTCATATTCATCAATAAATTCACCACCTACTGATATATAACACCATTCATCAGTATTATTTGAATTGTTATGAATATGTATCATTAAGTTTGTTATCCAAGTACCTGCTTCTTTTGACATAGCAATTGGATAAATAGGAATCATAAGATAATTAATTGTTGTGCCTGTTATATCTTGTTCATTAGCATATTTAATTTCCTCAGTCTTTACACAATAAAGATCTTCATTGGTTAATCTTTCTTTTAAGAAACTATATTTTTCATTATATTCAATTGAACTTCCATTTGTTATAGTCTCAAACATATTTAAGTCAACATAATCTGTCAACTTAAAATCATCTTTAGATATTGATTTTTGTAATTCTCTTGAAGATATTAATTTATAAACATTTGAATTATTAACATAAATTTCAATATCTAATGCTGAATTATAATCATCTTCTAAATCTTCAATATCAAAGTTCTTATTTAATTCATATAATGCATATATTGGTTTTGAATAGAAATTATTAACTGATAACTTTGATGTATTATTTCCATCAATCCAAAATATATATGAATATTCATCATATTCATAACCAATAGGTTTCTCATTATATGAAGGTAAACTAAATATGTGACCTGTATTATCTACAAATTCCATTAAGTGTAATTTATTGTTTATTTACTATATATAAAAATAATTTTAGATTATTATATATCATAATTTCAGTATGATTTTAATTTATTCAATTTCAAGAAAATAAAAAGAGGTTCTTATGAACCTCTTTATTCATACCATGTTATATATTTAAATCTTTTTAATCTATCTACATATTTTAATAACATAATAATTCGTAAATCAATCAATTGCAAGAATGTTACAAGAATTGAATTACCTTTGAACAAAACTTTAGGAAGGGTCTTGCTCAATATACCATTCTTAGCATAATCGTATTTATTATTTCCTGTAAATTCAAATTGTTTTAGTTCTTCAGAACGATATGTTAAACTTTGTTTTATATCCATATTATATAGTATTTGACATAAAGAAATATTCAGCTGAATGTTGTGTCTTTATATATTCATCAATTTTATCAAGTTCCTCTACAGCCATATCATGGAATCTTGACCAGTTAATTTCAACATTACCAGGCATCTTAAAACCATAAGAACCTATAATAGTTGCAAGACCTCTCATACCTAATGCAACACAATATCTAAAGAAATAATAGTTGTTATATAAATCTTGTATGCGGCATCTTGTAAAACATTGCAATATTAAATCAGAATTACCTAATGCACCAAGTATAACAAGACGATGCGAATTAGGATTATAATTGAATGTTAATGGAACATCAAACATTGCTTTATATGTTTGTACTTCATATAATGCTCCCATAACATCAGTTAAGTTATAACCTGTACCTGAACCGAATACATCAGATAAAGTTCCACCAGCTCCTGATGCTAATGCTGAGTTGTTCAATATCATACGTTCAAGTGAAAAGTCTCCCATTATTCCATAATTAAAACTGTCTGTAGTTTTATACACACCAAATACAGATACAATTCTTTGTGGTAATGTTATTGTATTATTAGGACCACATCTACAAAAATCTGAATTTTTTACGCAATAATATCTTTCTTCAACAGCAGGATCATAGTCTTCCCAGAATTTTTGTGCAGCTTGAAGAATAAGTGGAGGTATTGCAGAAGCTGGTAATGGCATAGGCAATGCACATGATTGAGTTATTTCTTGAATTATTCTTTTAATGAAATTATAATCCATTTGGTCTTCAATTTGTGCCTTTTGCTTTAAATATTCTTCCATTCCAACAGTATTCTGCTGATTTGTTTGAACACAATTAGTCATATATCTATTATAATCGTAATATTTTATATATATTAAAAATAATTAAAATTAGTTAAAACTCATTTGTAATATTTAAAGAATGTTAACTATATTTAAAGAAACAAAAAGGATAAAAATATCTATATATGATAGGTGGGTGATTCAATTTTTAATAATAAATTAGGAAATTATCTAAAGAAGCTTAACGACCAATATAATAGTAAAGATAAATCATTAACAGAGATTCTTAAATCATTTAGTCAAATTAGTAGTGAATATAATGAATTAAATGAAGTTAAGAATCAAATTGAAACACAATATAGTTCAAATAATTATGCAGAATGTACTGAAGAGGAACAGGAGGATTTCTTTTCAGACCAATTACAATTTATTGAAACACTTGTTGTTAATAGTATTTACGAAAAGTCCGGTATAATTTGGAACTGGGGAGATATCTATAACTTAATGAAAGATCCATCTTATAAGGCAGTTGATAAGATTAATCGTAAGGTTGTTTATTCATCTTCTTCAAATCAACGTCCTATTGGTGATATGTCTTATAATATTTGGAATGGACTTCAGATTATAGATATTGATATTAAAGATGCCGAACTTGCAAAAAATATCAAGCAGTTCTTATTTGATGATCTAAAACAATATCATTGGTTTTTGGGTTGTTGTATTTCTGCATCAGGAAAATCTTGTCACGTTTGGACAAAGATTACACCTATTTCAATTGATTTAAATAGTCGTCGTATTGAATATGTATGTAACTTCAGACATAAATATTCATATGTTTATATTGTATTAATGAAGCATGCAAAGACTTATGGATATACAAAAGAGGATATCTTTAAGTATATGGATATGGCTATGTGTAAGCCACAACAAGGTATATTCATTGCAGCTGATGATAAAGCTTTACTTAATACAAACTTCAAAGACTTAAGACTTGATGTAAATTTTGAATCTGCTTTTCAAAGTGGTGTAACAAGTATTGACTGGATATCACATCCTGACTTAAAAGATATTTTCCATAAACTTGAATGGTTTAACTTAAATACAAATACAACTGAAGATGTTGAAATAACAAACATTTCAGGTATTAATGATAGAGATGTATCAAAAAGTAAAGGACGACGTCACTATAAGCACGCACAACGTTGGCAGCTTGCAAATACATTGACTTCAATTTATGGAGAGCAAAAAGCATTAGAAATAATGATTGAAATTTGTGATGGTACATCAAGACGAGAGTTAGCAGGAGACGTTCGTACCGCAGCAATTCATGATAAACCAATTTCTATTTGGGCTGTTAAAGAATTGAATAAGAATCATGGATTTAAATTAACTGTTAAAGCAGATAATACATTTACAGAAGAGCAAAAGACTGAGGAAGAAATAAAGGATGCAACAGTTGCAGGTTTGGATCCAACAAAGATATTAAATGAATCTTCAACATCAGTAATATTACATATGAAGAATAATCAATATCTTTCTGATTTAAAAGATGAAATCATTGCAAACCTATCTCATATAACATTGCTTGAGGCAGGTGCAGGTTATGGTAAAACTGAAATGATTAAAAGTCTTAAAGCAAAGACATTATTGATTCTTCCGTTTACTTCAACTATTAAAGCAAAGGTTGAAGCTGATGAAAAGACTTCTGATTGGTTGTATTTTTATGGTAATAAAAGACCAACACTTGATGATATATTAGGTGATAGAAATATGTCAATGACTATTGACAAATTCTCTCGTCTTAATGTATTTGAACTTGACCAAGCAGGATTTGAATATATTGTAATTGATGAATCACACTTATTATTTACAAGTTCATATCGTGATGTTATGTCACCAACAATTCAACGTCTTGCAAACTGTAAAGCAAAGATAATTATGATGACAGGAACACCAACAGGAGAAATGTTGTTCTTTCCAAATATCAAACATATTAAAGTAATCAAAGAGGATTATAGAACTAAGGAATTTGAAATACACATGGTTCCAACACGTGTTGAGAAGTTTGTTGATATGTGCACATCAATGGCAAAAGATATAGTTGAAGGAAAAAAGATATTATTTCCAACAAATAAAGGCAATCTTTATTTTGAACAGGTTGTTGGTCGTATTCAAAATGTCTTGATTAATGATTTCAAATATACAAAAGAACTTAAAGCGTTTTATTATAAGAAATCGAATTATGGAGAAGAGACTATGGAAACTATTAATATTGATAAATCAATTGGTCTTAATGATATTATATTCTGTACAAATTATTTATCAGTAGGTGTTGACATATGTGATAGATATAAGTTTAGTGTTTATTTCAATGAAACATGGATAGCACAGGATATTGAACAGTTTGCAAATCGTCTTCGTAATAATGACTTGTATATTAAATTGTTTTTGGAAAAGGAAGATTCAACAGGAACACCAATTAATTATAAGTATATAAGTCCATTGGATTTAAGTTTCAGTGAAAAGGATTTATTATTTGCAAGAGACTTGATACAGACTTGTAATGATATGTTGGAACGTAATAATGAGGAATCAAAATATAATCCTCTTATTCAATCATTATTGTCATCAAATAGATATCTTAAATATGATGAAAATGATTGTCGTTATTATATTGATGAAACAACATATAAACTTAAAGTATTTGAAGAAAGATATACTGAATATTCAAAACAATTAAAAGTATTGGAAACAGGAATGCAATATTATGGATATACAGTTAATATTATTGAATCTAATCAAAGAGTAAAAGATAAAGTAAGTAATGAGGTTGATAATTTCTTAAAGGAATGCCGTCAATTTAGATATAATTATAACACTGCTGAAACATTCAATTTCTTAAATCATCTTAATGATGGAAATATTGATACATATAAAGAATTATTAAAAGGATCATATAGTATATTTAAGGATGATGAATATAAAATCGAAAGAGAAGAAAATAACTTATATGCAAAGGATATTGAAATATTGGAAAAGAATATACCTATTGTTATTGGTCTTTATAAGTTTTATGATTGCGATACTATTAAAGATATCTTTGAATATTGTGTAGAGAAAAAACAGAATAGAATTAATTATACAAAACTTAATCGTATAAGAAAGTTTGTTCAAATAGAATCTAATCGTAAAAGAAAAAGATTAGATTTTCCTGTATTGAAATTTGTAAAGCAATCACAAGATTGGGCACGTGCTCATAGTCAAACCACACAAGATGAAATAAATAAATATCTTGCTGATTATGCAGTAGGTTATGCAAATTCAATCAAAGATGTAGTTGTTGAGGATAAAGAATATCTTGAAACTATATTTGATTTAGCAAAAGATTTATGGAAGATAATTGTATTACAAGGAAGATCTAATAAAGGTACATTTGGTATAACACCATTTGAATTGTTATGGGAAAAGAAAACTGATTTAACTGATGTATATGGTGGTTCTGAATTAACTAAAACATTCTTTATTGAGGAATTAGTTGATGAAATGAAAGATGACTTTGATGAAGATGAAGATGAAATTAATAAGCCATTTGAATTAACTGAAAAGAAGAGAATTGCAGATATAACAAATGAATTACCAAATGTTATTCATAGACCTTATGGATATTATGAATATTCAGAAATGGATAATTCTAATAATAGATTTATGAGGAAGCAAGAAAATACAAATACATTAAGAGATGATATATTCACTCAAGATAATGTAGAAAAGACTGATAAGAAAAAGAAGAAAGATGATATGAAGGATCTCTTTGAATCTATTGAAGAATAAATACTATTTTATTAATATATGTTAAATGATGCCGATGACGATTATCTTACAAGTATGGCAATTGGTTTATTTGTAAGCAATAGTATAAGTAAAAAGTTTAGAAATATGGAAAACAAAGGTGGAGTATTGAACGGTGAGTTCATTAAGAAACATTTAGAAAGAGAAACAGAACTTGAAGATAAAATATTTGAACTAGAAGAACGAATAAAAAATATATCATCTCGAACATCTAAAGGTGATACAAATACTGAAACATATTATTCAAAAGATTCAGTATACTATACAATATTACAAGGAATGATTCCTCATATGTCAATATCATTGTCACATGAAGATGAGGTAATAAAAGTTAATGTTGATGATTGTCCTATTAATGGTCATCTTGCAAAATATTTAGAATCATTAGTAAGAGAATATTCAGAACAAGTTGAAAAAACACCGTGGGATACATCAGTATTTAATACAAATAAAAATCTCTTTATATTAAAAACAGATTATGAGGATGAAAAAAATTGTAAGGTAACTGCAGCACCGCAAGTTAACGCAGGATTATCTGATATTGATATTGCTTCAGTAATACCCAAATATGAAACAAAATATGGGTTAGGCGGTGAAACATATAAAAAAATTAATTGGAAACTTTATTAATGCATGAAAAAATTAATCAAAATGGATTAGCATCAGAATTTATAAAGAATCAAATAAAAAAGAATACTGAACTTGAAAATCAGATATTAGAACTTCAAGAAACAATATCTTTATTGAAAAGAGAACCAGATAATGATTATGCATTATATCGTAGTATATTAGATATGATTATTCCTAATCTTAAATTTGAATATTCTCAAGATGGTTATATAATAAAGATAGATCCACCATTAATAATGCCGCTTGAATATATAAATGAATTAACTAAAGAAGTACAAAAATATAAAGACAATATAAAATGATATTTATTTTTCGTCAATATGATTCTCAAAAAAGAATAATTATATATGCAGAATCATATTTAGAAGCAAAAGAAACACTGTTTGAATTAAATCCTTGGGCTGACAGAGTTTACAATATTCTTGAATATAAAATGTATAATGTTGATGATGCTATATATCATGATACATTAAAACTTGAATATGATATGGGAGGATATCCTCGTATTATTTCAGAAGATGAATTTAAGGAACTAGAAAAGAACAAAGCAATTCTTAATGAACAATTTAATAATATACATAATACAAAAGTATTAACAAAGAAATTTGCTGGAGAAAATACAAATTTATTATCTACTGAAGAATTTGTTGGTCAATTAAAAAGTCATGCAAAATCAATTGGAAAAATTAAAAAGAATATTTATCAAATGATGCGAGTTGTTGGTGATGTATGGGTTAAAGAAATTAAGATAAAATCTTTAATTGGACTTCCACTTTATAGAGTATATGGTAAAAGTCGTTATCAATGTGAAAAATTACTTAATGATTTAATTGAGAAAACAAATATAAATTTTGACTATTCATTGCCTGCAGAATTATTAATAAAGGATTTTAACGATCTTAACGAAAATGATGTTTCAAATTATATGATGATGATTGATTATATGAAAGAAAACAATATCAATAAATTTCCATTTAGTACATATAAAGAAGAGGAACAATAAGTTCCTCTTTATTTTATATTTGTTCTTTCAAATGCAACTTCTATTCCATTCTTAATATCTAATTTAGCATTTCTTCTTGATTGTTTATTCATTCGATGTCTTTCATATTTAGTCCAATATCCATGATCCCATAATGTATTTGTATTTTTATACAAATGAAGCCAATTAGATCTTTCTTTTGCTTCTTTCCATGATTCAGCTTTGTGCCAATGTGTATCTCCTATTGTTTGGGTTCCTGCATATCTTTTGTCATTTGGATATGCTTCATCTTCAGATACTTTAATATTTTTACCCCACCCAATTTGATAAAATAATTTAACTCTTGAATTGTACTTATTAATTGTACGTCTACGTCTTTCTGCTCTATTCATACAAAAATTAATTTTATTTCTCTAACTGTACCTTCTACATTTTTCATTACTAAACCAATTTGCTGTTTAGGATCCCATCCATAACAATGAGAACTCCAACCATGTTCATAACAATATTTTACATATTCAGTCATTCTTAATGATTCTTTTTCAGCTCTTTGTTTTGTATCATATGTTTTTGCTTTATAAGGATCATTAGTCCATTCGATGTTATATTGATGTGGACCTATTTTCTTTAAATACATTGGGTTATCCCAATATTCAGTATTAATACATTCAATAATAAATTTAGATGTTCCCATATATAAATATAGTAAAAAGGAGATTAAAATTAATCTCCTCAACTAAGTATTAGATTATATTAATTAATCTCCCCAATATGTGCAGCCCTCATAGAACTTGCGGACAGACTCAGTCAAGTCATCGGCATCCTTTTTCATCTGAGCCTCAGTTTCAGCATCGACAATAAGCTTAATATGTGGACGGAAACAAACCTGATGCGAATAATTTGAGGCCTCATAAGTGAATTTCCAACCACTAGCTTTCTTGAAATATTTATTATCCTTAACAGCCTCAAAGCAACGCATAAGCTTAGCAGGAGTCAATTCCTTGTATGAAATACAACAGTCGCCTGAGATACCCATTTCTCCTGGATTTACATCAAAATCAAAGAATGAAAGCGAATAATAAAAATCATCAAGCTTATAACTTTTACGAGTCTTTGCAACCTCGGACTCAATATAAGCAGTACGCTTTTTTTCAGTCTTCCATTTTTTCTCGGCAAAATTAATGGCACGCTTGCGAACACATTCAATGCGGTTAAAGAAACTCTTCAACTTATATGCTTCCCATTCAGGAATATAAAGGTCATTATATTTCTCCTCAGCCTCAAGAAAATCAGAGAACATTGCGCGGATAAACTCATCAGCAGTAATGGTCGAGCAATTGATGTTACGGGAAGTAAGAATAACAGTGCGATAATCGTTCATATGTTTGAAATTTTATTGTTATTAAATAATTACAATTATAATATAGTATTTTTTATATATTATTCAAATTTTAATAAGAAAAATAAAAAATCCATCTACCTTCACAGGCGGATGGATTAAATGTTTAATTTAAATTTTGCAGATTGTAAATTAACGCGAATAATTCTTATTCTTAGGCTGGTCAACCTTTTCATCAGTACCATAAACTGCACGGTACTTTTGGAAATCTTCATACTTAATCTTTACGATAAGTCTTTTACCCATACGATTACGAAGACCTAAGTCAGTACGAAGAACAAGACCTTCTGCCATGTATTCTCTGTTCTCAGAAATTGTTGAAACAAATCCTTTACGAACAAAATCAATTGCCTCATCAAGAGTAAAGTAACCAATTAATGGAACAATAGGTGCACCAAGCTTAGTTGCGATATTGTCACGCGCATCAGTCTTAAGATAAATATCATTTACCTTGACATCAAACACAATGAATTCGTTACCATTCTTGATGTAATTTCCACCCTTCTGAATGCCATTACCATATCCTTCACCATAGATAGTATAGATATTAGGAATTTGGTCATACTCTAACCAGTTGTGGTCAATCTCCCACTCTGATGTAGGAATGAATTCCTTCAAACCAAGTGATGCAAGAACCTTTTCCTTTGGATATTTCTCTTCCATGTGCTTAAGCAACTTTGGAGGAATTTGAGCATTATCAGTCTTACCGGCATAACGTACATTGAACTTTACACCTGCACAAGTTGGAACTTTTGATGTTTCTGAAGGAACAATTTCTTTAGTAACTTCAATACGCATGTTAGTGCCATCAATCTTTTCCTCACCACGCCACTTTAAACCACGAAGATACTCGAACTCAGGTTCAGTAAATGGCTCAAATGGCATAATAACATTCTTTGCATCACGCATGAAGATTGTGTTAATCTTCTGATAAGTGTTCTCACTTCTTTTCTGTTTTCCCATAATTTGTCTGTTTTAAATGTTTTTAATACTGAAATTTAATTTGTGGTTCCTTAGCTCAGTAGTAGAACATTTAACTTTTCTTTACCTTCTTAATTATTTCATCAAGATAATCATCAGGGTTTTTACCCGCTTTATGATATTTAGTTCCAAGATCAATTGCAATTCGCCATTCATCAGATCCGTTCTCTAAAGTATCTATGTATTCCCAAAGGGTTGTAGGTTTTTTTGATGACTTAGGCATCAAATCATCAATATCAATCCAATCATCACCAAGCAAATCTTCTGCAGGTATTCGATAATCATTGTCTAATGTATGTGGTGCCTTACCAGCCTCAAATACAACAAGTCTAACTAATGTTGTAGTGACTCTTAATTGAATAAATACATCTTCACTCCATTTTTTGCGTCTGATATAAGAATGACTCTTAAACTGCTCAAATATTTCTGGAAATGTCATATTACTTATTATTTGATTTTTACAAATATAATGAATGTTTTTATGTTACCATCCATACATAAATAATATAGTACTTAATTTATAAAATTCAAATATTATTATTATTTTATTCCAAAAATATCAAATAATTTATATTTTGTTTTTCTTGTATGACACCCAAAAGGCAATTTATCATAATATTTTGGATAAAATGCATATGTTTGATTTTCTGCGCTAAATTTAATTGCTTCTTCAAGTGGTGGTATATTTAATTCATTTTTATAATTCCAAAATATTACACAGTCTTCATTAAATGTTTCGTTTTTTAATTTATCTTTATGATTATAACAAAGATTATACATTGATTGAATATTACGTAATGAAAATCCACCATTCATTACAAAATATTTATAATCATATATATTTCCAACGTTTTCATCACCCCAATTACCTTTAAGTTTTGGATATATTTCTGTAAACAATCCTAATGCTCCAATATAATCGTATCCTTTATTACACCAATATAAAAGTTCATCCTTAAAAATATATGCATCTGTTTGACATATTAACATATACTGATAATCAGAAAACATTTTATAAAATTCATAGTTAAGACACATATTAGAATATTCATCTCGTGTCTTATAATTGAAAAATTTGAAATAAACATTATCAGCTTCAAATCTTTTATAAAATGATATATTCAAATCAGGATGACATAAAAAATAAATATCATAGTTATGCATTAATTTAATAGTATGATAAATAGATTCTACTTCATCATATAATAACGGATTATCTAATCCGTTGTCTTTATAAATAGGTATAACTATACATACATCTTTATTTGTTATTTCTTTCATTATTATGTTGGATAAATTTCTCTTGATTGTTTCCATGTAAGTTTATCATAAAAGAAAAGAATACGTTTTGTTGGTGCATCTCTAAAAGCAGATACTTTTGCAAACCCAAGATATTTCATTGCAAAATATTCTTCTTGAAATGTTCCTTGTGGTTTATGATCATAAAAAGATGCAGGAACACTTAAGTATTCTTTCAAATATTCATTCAATACAATTTGACGAATTATAGATTCATGTTCGCATTGTTCACAAACATATTTCTTTCCATTGATGTCAATGTAACCACACCATGGGAATCTTTCTCCTAATTCATTTTGTTTAGGAATATCAAAAAATGACTTGAATTTATTTTGTAAATCTTCAAATTTTTCTTGCCATTCTTTTTCTCTTTTTTCTGATGCATAACGTGCCCATCGTTCAGCTTCAGCATCATCATAAGGAACATTAAAATGCAAATGCTGATGTTTTTCTAAAATTCGATGTAGTTGTGTATTTAATAAATCTTTCATATTGTTTTCTGCTAATTTTTATATTGACAATCTTATTAGTTCTTTTATCTTTAATTACACAATATTTTGTAAAGAAATAATATGGATCTTTAAGACATTTTATATATTCTTCTTTATTATTCATACATTCAATATCTGTTTAATTTTCCTGTAATCTTTTTTTGTCAAACCAGTCCAAGGATTTGTTTGAACAAAATGTTTCTTTTGAGATTCTAACATATCATTATCATCATCAACTATACAATAATTTGAAATAACAAAATCTTCCTTCATAACTTTTTTAAAATCTTTATATTGTCCATTCGTTATATCGAAGAAGTATTGTATTTCTTGACCACGATGTCTGCTTTTTGAATAAGGAGTAACACCAACAATATATGGGCATAACAATTGTATTCCATGATGATTAAAATCTCCTAATCCTAATCCATCTCTCATAAATTCATCATAACATTGTTGCCACGAATTTCCATTACGCCATGATGAAGATATTACAAGTTTAATATCATAATCTTTACAGAATCTTGACATACGATAGCATTCACGGGGATCTATGCTACCGTATTTTCTAATATGATTTTTATATCTCCAACAATCATATTGAGCACTATTCATTACTCCATCAATATCCAAAAAGATTACTTTATATTCATTCATATATATTTTTAAAATCTTTACAAAGATCATTATATTGTTGCAGTTCTTTACACTTATTTGGTAAATTATGACATTTTAATAAATGTTGGAATCGTAATTCAAAATTAAGAGCCATTGAATTTTGGAAGAATTGCTTATTAAGAACTTTAATTGCTCTTATTGCTTCTGTTTCTGTAATGCCATCCTCATAATTTGTTTGAACAAAATGATATAACTGTGAGTCAAGCATATCGTTGTCATCATCAATTATAACATAATTATCAACTTCGGGATGCTTATCAAGCCATGTTTGTATTTCACCACCTCTTCCAGTTCCATAATATT